GTTTAATATTGGGGTCTTAGTTCAGAATGACTTCCAAACTTGTGACATTCCTGTCAATCCAAAGGGAGCAGGTTATTAATGTTCAAGTTCAAGATATGGAGAATGACAATAAAAATAGGATGGAAAAAATTTAAAATAACAATAAACTTATAAAATTATGGCAGACTTAGTAACAACAATTAGCGAGACGGTCACTTTAAACGGAAGTTTAAGGGGGTCGGTAAACTCAGTAACAACCACAGATATCAATGACGTATTTGAAAGGATAGTAACCTGTACAGCGAGTGTAGCAACTACAGTAGCAGTATTTGATACATTACCTTCAACTTCAGCAGGGGCTATCAATGTAGCAAAAACTAAATACGTAAGGGTAACGAACTTGGAAACAGCAGTAGATATTGAACTAGCAGTAGTTACTACAGCTTCAAATTATCAAGTTATACTAACGGCAGGACAATCGCATATTCTTTGTCAGGGTGCTGACTTAGCTTTAGCAGAAGAAGATACAAGTCCTTCATTTGGAACTATGCAAGACTTAGCTTCTTTACAAGTAAAACCGACTACAGCAGTTACAGCTAGAGTTGAAGTATTTGTTGGATTAGAAGAATAGTGGACACAGCCAATATAGAAAGGTACTTGAACAGCTTTGGAAAACAGGTTGTCAATCGTTCTAAGGGTAACTTACAGAAAGCAGGTAAAGGTGGGAAGTTAGAAGAATCCATTAGCTTTAAAGTTATCAAAGAAGGCGAAAATTATACAGTACAATTCTTTATGTCAATCTATGGTCAGTATGTAGATAAAGGAGTATCAGGAACGCAAAAGAAAAGAACCTTTAAAGACTATAAGAGCAAAGTAATAAAAAGTCCTTATAGCTACAGGAATAGTAAAAAACACTCGCAACCTCCTAGCAAGGCTTTGGATGGTTGGGCTGTAAAGAAAGGAATAGCACCAAGAGATGCAAAGGGAAGGTTTATGAAAAGAAAGACTTTAACATTCTTAATTGCTAGAAGTATAGGTCGTAATGGAATACAAGGAATCAGCTTCTTTCAGAAACCTTTAGGACTTGGATTGAAGCAGTTCGGCAAAGAATTACTAGGAAGCGTAAAAGAAGATATTTTAAATACTTTAAATAAAGAAACAATAACACAAGTAAAATAATGGCAACAATAATAGAACAACACCCTTTATACGATACACTTCCAACAGGGCAAGATGTAATTTTTACAGTATCAAATTCTTCAGTAGTTTCTACTTTCACAAAGGTGAAGTTTATTGCAGAAGTTCATATTAGTAATGGATTGCCACCTAACTTAGCTACAAATAATGACGTGGTAGGTACTTTTAAGACTACTCCAAACAATGCAGGAGTAGGAATGTTTGACTTCAGACCTATTATTGAAAGCTTTGTAAAGAGTGATAATTTAGCAGGGTATAATAGCGACTACAAAACAAATGGTCAAGGTGGTGATTCAGCAGTTCCTATTCACTTGATTGATAAGTATTCAAGGAATAAAAATGCTTTAAGTTACTTGGCTATTCAATTCAAAGTTGAATATATTGATGCAGCAGGAGATTTGCAAACAGTTAATTACTCAAACTCTGCTTCTTACAATATATTTAATGGTTACTTGAAATATACAGATGTACTAGACTTAGCAGATACTCCTTACACTCAAAATACAGGTAACAATTTTGGTTATCCTATCCCACAAAAATTTACTTTAGGTCAAGCGTCAGGTGAATTTTTATCAAATGCACCTTTTACTCAATATGCTAATGTAGAAGACTATGGAACTCTTGCTTTTCTAGCTATATTAAGCATTCCTGCTAAAATTAGGTTTGTATATTATGATTCTACAGGCAGTCAAATAGGAACGGAAGATGTAAATTATAATTACTCAAATGGAGCTGACGCTAGTTTAGATGCTAAATCTAGTAAAAGATTATTTTACTTTGGTTGCTTTCCTGCTAATTTAAGAAATTGGAGTACAACATTTCAAGGGCTTGTAACAGCAGGAACTATTCAGGGTGGTTATTATACTGTAGAGCCTTTAAGTTCTGCTAGTATAAATTTCGGAACTAAATATACAATAAACGTAAACTGTCCAAACACAAAAGGATATGAACCTATTAGGCTAACTTGGTTAAATCAATGGGGTGCTTGGGATTACTATACGTTCAATATGAAGTCTACTAAGACAATATCAACTAAAGGAAGTACATACCAACAACTTCAGGGAACTTGGAACGAATCAACATATAAAATAGACAGCTTTAAGGGAGGTAAAAAAGCCTTCAGAGTAAACGCTACAGAAAAGATTAAGATGAACACAGACTTTGTTAGCGAATCAGAATCAGAATGGTTTGAAGAACTTATTAATAGTCCTGAAGTTTATATATTAAAAGGATTTCAAAGTGATGTAAGTTCTGACCCTACAATCACCATACCTGCTATGAATCAATATGTAATACCTGTTAGACTAACAACTTCAAGCTACACTAAAAAGACTGTAGCAAATGATAAACTTATGCAATACACTTTTGAAGTTGAAAAGAGTAAAACCCTAAGAACACAATCAGTATAATGAGCGTACAACTAATAGTATATCCACAGAATTATGACGGGACTTATAATTCAATTTCAAGTTGGCAAACTGAATTTATTGTTAATGGGTCAAATTTTGCAGGTATGTCTACATCTAATTCTTTTGACTCTAATACTTTAGCTCCTGGTGGTGCTTCTTTTGTAGACTCTATAAATAATCAACCTCCCATAACGAATACTTGGCAGCGTTTTAGAACTATAAGTGCAGGAACTCCTGCTCTACCTACAAATACATCAGGTAATTTAGTTTTAAGTGCTACTTCAACTTCAACTAATTGTGGAGTTTATCAGAAAATAACTAATTTAACAATAGGTCAAACGTACAATGTAATAATTAATTCTGCAAGTATTCCAATAGGAAAATATCAATATAACTTTTACCCTGATAACTTTACGATTCCATCAGGTCCTTTTGGTGTTGGTTATATTACAAGTTCAAATTTCTCCTTTCAGATGACAGCTACCGATACTGATATGACTTTCTTTTTAAGTTATTGGGATAATTTAGCTACTACTTGGGTAATAGAAGATATTTCAATACAACCACAAGCGTCTGTTCCTTCAGGAGCTATTCAAATACTAGGAAATGGACAAGTTATTTGCGACCTCTATGAAGATGAAGACATTCCTTTAAGTCTTAGTGTTGATGACTTTAAAAATGTAGCAGAAAAAGTACAGTCTTATTCTAAGGCTTTTAACCTTCCTGCAACAAAAAGAAATAATAGAATATTTGATAATATATTTGAGATTACAAGAAGTGATGACGGTGTAATATTTAATCCTTATAAGAAAACCAAATGCGTTTTAAAGCAAGACGGATTTATTCTATTTGAAGGATATTTAAGAATGTTAGATGTAACAGAAAAGGAAGGAGAAACAAGTTACAATGTAAACCTTTATTCAGAAGTAGTAGCCTTTGCAGATGTTTTAGGTGATAGAGCTTTTAGGGATTTAGATTTTACAGAACTAGAACACGATTATAATAGAACAGAAATTGTTAATAGTTGGAATGATTCAGGAACAGGAATAACTTATACGAATCCAAGTACTTCAGGATTCAGAGATGACTTTAGTACTTTAAAATATCCTTTTGTAGATTGGACACATCAGATTGCAGTAGGAGCTTCAGGAACCCCTGTGCTGACTAATTTAGAAACAGCTTTCAGACCTTTTATAAATATCAAGTATTTAATTGACAGAATATTTGAAGCAACACCTTTTACTTATGAGTCAGCTTTCTTTGATACAGCTGACTTCAAGAAACTTTTTATGGACTTTAATTGGGGTTCTAATGATTTTGGAACAGAAGTAACAGGTGGTCAATATGGTGGTGGTATGGGAAGTGCAGCTGTTTTATCAAATAACTCTTTTACAGCATTTCCTCTTGATAATACAGATTTTGATATTAGTATGGGATGGGATAGTGTGAATTATAGATTTGTTGCAATCTCTGATAGTCAAACTTACGTTATGGAAGTACCGGGACTAAGTTTAAATTTTTACGTTGCAACAACTTTAGATACGAGATGGGCTCGGTACAATTCTTCTAATGTACTTATAAACACCTACAATGTTAATAGTCATAGCACTCCTGTTGGTAACCTGCTACTTCAACCTGCAGCACCGTCTACAACTATGATACTTGATACAGGAGATTATTTACAATATGAATGGAAAACAACTGTAGCAGGAGAAGGTTTATTATCAGATTCTCAATTTATAGTTATAATGGGTACAACAGGGGATATAAAAATGACTACAAATACTTTGCTGCAAACTTTAAGAGGCGAACTAGGACAATGGGATTTCTTAAAAGGATTGATTACAATGTTTAATTTAGTTACTTTACCTGATGAAGACAACCCTAACAATATTAAGATAGAACCTTATTCAGATGTATTTATAAATAGTGCTGATAGTGTTCAGTTAGATTGGACTGAAAAGATAGACGTATCAGAAATGAAACTTACACCTTTAGCTGACTTGAATAAAAAAACTATTTTCAAGTTTGTTGAAGATGATGACGACTATTCTTTTAATCAGTATAAGAATTTAGTTGGAGGTCATTTATACGGAAGTAAAAAGTACAATGCAGGAAACGAATTTAATATTTTAGTTGGTGAAGACGAGATAATAGCAGAACCTTTTGCAGCTACATTAGTTAAACCTTTGATGAGTGATTTTCCTGATTTTATCACTCCTGCAGTTTACGCTAATGGAGGTGATGGCGTTTGGGAAGGCTTTGATAATAGTCCTAGAATTATGTATAACAATGGAATAAAAGATACAGGTACAACTTATTATATACCTGCTCAAAATGGAGTAGCGTATGGTAATTTTACTCAAATTTTACAGTTTAGTCATTTATCAGACGTTCCTACTATACAAGCAACTGCTGCTGTAACAGGTTCAAGGGATTTCCACTTTGGAGAATGCCAACTTATGCCGGGAGTAGGAGCTCCTGTGCCTGATAACTTGTTCAATTTATATTGGCTTCCTTACTATTCAGAACTTTACAATCCGAATACTAGAATTATGACTATCAAAGTGAACCTTAGTCCTGCTGACATCAACACGTTCAAATTTAATGATACCGTATACATCAAGAACAGAGTATTTAGAGTAAACAAAATAGACTACAAACCTAACGACTTAGCAACAGTTGAATTTATACTTATACCATAATGTCTAAAATAACTACAATACCATACATAACAGGGTTTACTGTAAAACCTTTATCTACTTCAGTACTAGGGATTGTAACCTTTACTGACGGAACAAATGAGGTAACACCGAATCAATTACAATGTGAATCTTACGGCTATACATACAATCAAGCTTCAGGAACTTGCTCAACTTTTAGATATAATACAAATCTTAATAGAGCTGTAGCTAATGAGAACAACAAGACTTTCGGCACAGGAAATTCAACAGAAACAGGTACTAACAACACCTTAGTAATGGGTGAAAATAATACTATAAAAGGATTCTCAAGAAACAGTATTATAATAGGAAACCAAAACGAAATAGCAAACGGAGTAAACAATGCTAACGTCTATGGTACTTTAGCAGAAGCTACAGCTACCAACTCTATTGTCTTGGGGGGTAACGCTCCTGATGACAATTTAGCTGAAAGACAAAGCATTCATTTAATGTATGGGAAACAAACTACTAGTGCTTCAACTTTAGCAAGTAACTTAAATAATACGGCAGCAAGTTATTTTGTAATTCCTGAAAACACTATTATGTATTTTCACGCAACTTGTCTAGCCGTTAGAGTTGGAGGTACAAGTGCTTCAGGAGCAGTAGGAGATTATTGGTCAGCTATTGAAAGAGGTGTTGTAATTAACAAATCAGGAGTATTAAGTATTCAAAGAGAAAGGGATGTTATCAAGACTTCAGGAACGACTTCAGGGTGGGTTGCTACTACATCTATTTCAGGTGGTAACTTTAGAGTAAATGTAAGGGGAGCAAATAATATGACAGTAGAATGGGTTTGCGATATTAAATTAACACAAATAAAAACAGGAGTAACTTTATAACTACTTTATAACGACAATATAAAAATAAAACTATGGCAAAGGAAGTATTAGAATTAGAAGTAAAGTCAAACTTAGGTGATGTTGTAAAGCAAACTGAAAAGCTTGATAGTGCTACAAAGAAAGGTAAAAAAGGATTTCAAGGTATTGGAACTGCCGTTAAAGGTGTAGGCGTAGCATTAAAGGCAGCAGGAATAGGTATTATAGTTGCGTTACTTGCTAAGTTAATGGAAGTCTTCAGTAAGAATCAAAAGACTTTAGATTTCTTTAATACCACTATGACTGCTTTGAGCATAGCGTTCAATGACCTGTTTAGCTACTTAGATGACAATTACGAAACTATAAAAGGTTATTTAAAAGGAATATTTACTGACCCTTTAGGTGAATTAGCAAAACTTGGAATGGGTATTGAAAAATTCTTTATTGAGAAAATGAATGGTGCTTCAATGGTTCTTGAAGGTGTTTGGGAAGTTATGAAAAACATTGGTAATCCTAAAGCTATGTTAGCAGGGATGTTAAAGATTAAGGTAGGAACAGTAGTAGCAGGAAAGGAAATAGCAGCTATATATACTGACATTGAAAGTGCAGTAAGTGATTATATAAGCACTACATTAATCCAAGCAAAAGGAATTACAGCATTAACTAATGCAGCACTATTAGCAGAAGTTCAATTTGCTAAATTAAATGCAGAATATTTAAGAGATGCAGAAATACAAAGGCAAATAAGAGATGACGTTTCAAAGACTTTTGCAGTAAGAATAGCTGCTAATGAAAAACTATCAGAAATACTTAAAGAACAATCAGAAGCACAAAAAGCACAAATACAAATTCAGATAGCCTCAGCACAAGCAGCAAAAGACTTAGAACCAACAATAGAGAACCGGATAGCATTAGGACAAGCCGAAAATGCTATGCTTGAACTTAAAGAAACTATTACAGGTCAAATATCTGAACAACTAACTAATCAAACAGCACTAGAAGAGGAATTAAGACTCGGTAGAGAACAATCTTTAGCAGAGGGAACTTCAGGACTAGAAAGAGAATTAGAAGAACTTAGATTAGCTTATGAAGAAAAGAAAAGACTAGCTATAAAGTCAGGAGTAGATACTACTAAGATTACTGAGCAATACGAGAAACAAAAGACTCAAGTAGTACAAGCTAATATGAACGAGCAATTAGAAGCGTTCTCAGGGCTTGCAGGAGCATTAAGTTCATTGGCAGGAGATAACAAAGCTTTAGCCGTAGCTTCAGCAACTATTGATACTTATGTAGGTGCAAATAAAGCGTTTGCTCAGGGTGGTACTGTAGGATTCATTACAGCAGCAGCCGTAATTGCAGCAGGTTTAAATAATGTAAGGACTATATTAGCAACAGACGTACCTGATTCAGGAGGAGGAGGAGGTTCAGCACCTGCAGCACCTGCACCTCAAATGATGTCAGGAGCTTTTGATATATCAGGAGGAGTAGCACCTGAAGCAACTAAGGCGTATGTAGTAACAGATGAAATGTCTAACAGTCAGAATCAGCTTGCAAATATAAGAAGAAGGGCTACAATTTAAAATCAAACAGAACGACAATTTATCTATTATATATTACAAACCTTAAATCAATACTATGAACAAGCCAACACCATTCGGAAAACAAACATTTGCAGAATACGAAAAAGAATTAAAAGAATTTAAAAATTCAGAAGAAATTAAATTGAGCAAAACCTATAAAATAAAACTATCTAAAATTGATGACATTGAAGATGTTATAAATAGAGGGTTGGGTTTGACTGAATTTGTTGAAGAAAGCTTAGATGAAGCATTTACACAATTTATAAAAGCAAAAGATATTGTAAGGTTTGATATGACTGACGCTTATACTGAAGGGGAGGGGTTGTTAAACGAATTTTTAGCTGATATAAAAGACTTAGGCATAGATACTCCTGCTGAAATAAAACAAGCACAAAAAGACTTAGATAGTTTAGATAAAGCAATAGATGACGCTACTAGAAAATTAAACGACTTTTAAGATGGCAGAAACTAAAATAGTAGAATTAGTAATTGCAGACGATAGTCAAGAACTAGCTATTGACGCTATCAGTTTAGTAACTAGCCCTGCTATTGAGCAAGACTTTGTATTCTTTGGTAAAGAAAAGAACAACTTAACCTTTGCTAAAGTAGATGAAGAAAAGAGAATGCTTATAAGTCCTGCTTTGATTCCTAATAAAAATATATTCAGACACGACCCAAATACAGACTCTGACTATTATGTATTCTTTTCAAAAGCGACAGTTGAGAAAGCTGCATTTTTATATTTAAAACATAACAACCACCATAAAGCTACATACCAACATCAAGACAGAGTTTCAGGCGTTCTAACAGTTGAATCTTGGATTAAGGAAGGTGATAGTGATAAGTCTAAGTTATACGGCTATGACTTACCTAATGGCACTTGGTTCGTTAAAATGAAGATAGAGAATGACGAGCTTTGGCAAAAGATAAAAGATGGAGAACTTAAAGGTCTTTCAATAGAAGGCTACTTTACTAATAAATTTGAACAAATGAATAAGAAACAACCAACAAACGAACAAATACTAAGTGCTTTAAACGAGCTAGTAAGAGAAAACAAAACTGAACTTAAGACTGAGAAGGTTGAGTTGGGTGCTATTGATGATTTAAAAAAAGAATTAAGTGAGTCAGAAAAGATAATTAAAGGTATGTCTAAATTGGCAAAAGAAAAAGATGGTGTTGTTAGTAATATAAAATCTTTAGTAAAACAAAATGACAAATTAGCTAGTAAAGGGGGGTCTATTGAAAGTCAAGGTTCAGAAAACCTGAGAAATTTAGGTTTAATTAGAGAAAAAATAGAAAAACAAGCAAAGGAATTAGGATTAAATGCTAATGACATACCACAATATAAAGAAAGCCTTAAAATGATAGAGAAAATAAAATCAGCAGACTTTGGTTTATTAAGTGGTAAAATAGAAATTACTTTTGTAACTAACTAAAATCAAACAAGAATTAACTTATTCTATTATATAACAGAACCTAAAAATTAAACTATGGATTTAAAAAAGCAAATATTAGTAGCACTTGGACTTGACAAAGAAACAGAAGTTTCTCTTGCTTGGCAAGCAAAATCAGAAGACGGAACTATTTTCGTTTCAACTGCTGAGGAATTAGAAGCAGGAGTAGACATAAGCGTTCTTACTGAAGATGGAACTACAATTTTATTGCCAATCGGTGAGTACAAGACTGATACAGGAGTATCTTTCAGAGTAGAGGAAGAAGGTATTGTTGCTGAAGTAATTGAGTCTGAAACTGAAGAAGAAGTAGTTGAAGAAGAAGTAGAAGCTTCAGAAGAATTAGCTGAAGATGACGGAGAAGAAGCTGATGTTGCTGATTGGGCAGGTATGGAGAAAAGAATCCAAAACCTAGAAGACGCAGTAGCTTCATTAAAAGGAGAAGAAAAAGATACTGAAGAAGAAGTTGAAGAATTAGAAACTGAAGAAAGAGGTACAACTCCAAAATCTATTAAGACTACAGAAGTAGTTGAATTTTCAATAGAAGAATTAAAAGCTGAAAACGAAAGACTAAAGACTGAATTAGCAGCACAACCTGCTTCAGCTCCTTTAGATACTAACAAGTTCAGTTCAGATAGAAAACCAATGTCTAAAAAAGATTACGCTAAGTTATCTAAAAGAGAAAGGTTTTTACAAGACTTAAATAAATAAAAAATTAATAATTAATAAATAAAAAACAAAAATTATGGCTTTCACTACGACAAGCAACTTTGCAGGTAAGGCAGCAGGATTTTACATCTCAGCAGCTTTAAACCAAGCAAACTCACTAGACTTCTTAACTTTGATTGAAAATATTAAGTATAAGTCTAACATTCAAAAAATGGCAGGTTCATCCTTAATAGGAGATGCTTCTTGCGACTTTGACGGAGCAGGTACTCTTGCTTTAACAGAGAAGGTATTAGAACCTAAGAACTTACAAATTAACCTTGACTTATGTAAATCGACTTTACTTGATTCTTGGGAAGCATTACAAATGAAGGCAGGAGCAGGAGCACCACCACCTGCAAGCTTTGACGATTACGTTATCTCTTATATGGGAGAAATTATCGCTAATGGAGTTGAAGGTTCAGTATGGTCAGGAAGGGGAGTAACAGGAGGAGAATTTGAAGGATTCTTAACAGTTACTACAGGAGCATTTGCAGTAGACGGTACAGTAAACAGTTCAACAGCTTCAGGTGCTTATACAGCAGCTAATATTATTGCTAACTTACAAACTTTAACAGCTGATATGGCAACTAGCATTTCTGCAGTATTAAGAAAAGAAGACTTACACATCTATATGAGTCCTAAAACTTACGCTATATACATTTCAGCAGTATCTACTTTAGGATATGTAAACGCTTACAATATGAATGGTGATTACGTTCCTGTATTTGAAGGGTACAAAATTGCAGTTTGTAACGGAATGCCAAACGACCAATTAGTAGCAGCAGAAAAATCTAACTTATTCTTTGGAACTGACTTATTAAGCGACCAAACTCGTATCTCTTTGATGGATATGGCTGCTTTGGATGGTTCAGATAATATGAGATTAGTTGCTCGTTACTCTGCAGGTGTTCAGTTAGGTATCGGAGCTGATATCGTTCACCAATCATAATTAAATAAACGGATGGAGGGGGTAAAACCCTTCCACCCTTAACCTAAAAAAAACAATAAAATGGCTTGTATAGCACTAACAAAAGGTAGGGGTCTTGATTGCTCAAGAACGAGTGGAGGAATCAAATTTGTATATTTCGCAGTTTATGACCAAGTAACATCTATACCACAAACAGCAGGAGAAGTAACTGATATTGAAATGGGAACTGACGTTCTTTATAGATACGCTATGCCTTTAGGTACAGCTAGTCTTTCAGAAAGTATCGTTGGCTCACGTGAAAATGGCAGTATACATTTCACTCCTACTTTAAATCTTATACTTAACAAATTAACAAAAGAAGACCAAAATCAAATTAAGCTTTTAGCTCAGACTAAACTTATTTGCTTTGCTCAATTAAACGCTACTCTTGCTAACGGACACGATACTATCGTAGCTTTAGGAACAGTAAACGGAATGGAGCTTAACGCAGGTACTATTGACTCAGGAGCAGCTTGGGGAGATAGAGGAGGTTACACTCTTACTTTTGACGGAATGGAAGCACTTCCTTTTCCAATGGTTGCAGACTACACTACAGACCCATTTGATAATGCAGCATTTACAATGGGAACAATCGTTACATCTTAATCAGTATTCTTTTATATATTTTAAAGAGGGTAGCTTAACGGTTACCCTTTTTTTACACTTAGTGAGGGTGGTGCAGTTCGTCTGTATATAGAGCAATCTAGCGTTCACTATGGGATTAAGGTTGCTTTGGCAGCCTTTTTCTCGTTATAACCAAACAGAAAGGAACTTTTTCTATTATATAATATGATTCAAGCAATTACTGAAACAAACATAACAGCTAACATAAGCACAGAAGACAATAGAATAGATACGTCAGTAGCTTCTACACAAATTAGATTCTTGGTAAAGTTTATCAATGACCTTGACGGTTCTATTGAATATTCCTACCCTGCCTTAACGGATGGTATTAAACCAAGATATACGAGAATGGGTTTTACTTGGTATCTTACAAATCCTAATATGTATATAGGAGGTATAAATCTTTTACCTGCAGGACATTGGAAGTATGAAGTCTATGAAGTAAGTTGGATAGGTACTGTTGTAGTGGGTGCTTTAACTGCTCCTGTTAATGAAACTGATGTTTTACCTGTAGCTGATACTAATGGAGTAGTTCAGGGAATAGTAACGAAAGGAATACTTAACTTAACAGAAAAAGCAGGAACAGAGCAAGTACAATACACTCAACACCCTGAACCTTCAGGAACAAACTACACATACTACGGACAATAAATAAAAAAAATGGATAAAATACTTTCAATAAATTTAGAAACATCAACTGCTCCAATAGTACAAGAGGTAAGAGGTAGGGATTACATAGAATACGGAACGGAAGATTGGAAAAATTTATACCCTCAGTTCTTAATTGACTTATATTACAATTCTAGTACACACGCTGCAATCGTGAACGCTACTGCTGAAATGATAGCAGGTGAATCCTTAGTAGCTGAAGAAAACGATACTAATTTAGAATCTTATGTAAAGCTAAAGAAGTTTCTTAGACACGCAAATTCAAATGAAAGTTTACACCAAGTAATTAAGAAAGTAGCTTTTGACTTTAAACTTCAAGGAGGGTACGCTTTACATATTGTATGGAATAGAGAACGCACAGAAATAGTTGAGCTGTATCACGTACCTGTAGAGCGTGTAAGAGCAGGAAAGCCGAATGCAATGGGTAAGGTAGACTGTTACTATATAAGTGCTGATTGGTCAAACACTAGGGCAAATAAACCCTATCCTGTACCTGCTTTCAATGTGAACGATAGAACTTCAGGAAGTCAGTTACTTTACACAGGTTCTTATAGTCCTAATATGGACGTGTACCATACACCTGATTACCTAGCAGCGAATAATTGGTGTTTAGTAGACCAAAAGGTTGCTGAGTTTCATTTAAACAATATAGAAAATGGATTTAGTGGGAGCTATTTTGTTTCTTTTGCTAATGGTATTCCTACGCAAGAAGAAAGAAGACAGATAGAACAAAGCTTGGTAGAGAAATTTACAGGAGCTTCTAATAGTGGTAAATTTATTTTGACGTTCTCAGATGACAAAACTAGAACACCTGAAATAACACCTATTAGCGTTTCAGACGCAGACAAGCAATACTTAGCACTCCAAGAGCTATTGGTTCAAAACATCCTTACAGGACACAGAGTAACGAGTCCTATGCTTATGGGAATTAAATCTGATACAGGATTGGGTTCTAATGTAGACGAACTTAATGCAGCAGGAAATTTCTATCTAAATACAGTAGTTAAACCTTTTCAATTACATATCTTAAATACATTACAAACTATATTCTCAGTAAACAATATAGACCTTCCTGTTAAGTTTGTTCAGTTGAAACCAATTACAGTAGAATTTACTTCTGAGGACTTGAAAGGAGTAATGACTGAAGACGAAATAAGGGAAGAAGTTGGATTGAAACCTTTAGCTGATGTAGAAGTTAGAGATGACTTTGCAAGTGAAAAGACTGAACTAGACGCTTTTATTGAAGAATTTGGAGAAGACATTCCTGAAGATTGGGAGTTAATAGAAGAAGAAATAGTAGACGGAGAACACCAAGACTTTGACTATGAAGAAATTTTGAATGAACTAGCAGGAGAAAAGATTGAACTAGCTTCAACAGGTAGAGCTATTCCTAGCCGTAAGTCAGAGCAAGACGGACTGTCTAAAAAGTCTTTTGATTATTTTAGAGTTCGTTATGTATATTCTAATGACAATTTCTTAACTAACAAGTCAGGAACTAAAAGAGATTTTTGCAGAAAAATGGAAGGAGCTAATAAACTTTACAGAAAAGAGGACATAATCAATATGGGGAAGAAACCTGTAAATGCAGGATTTGGTATTGATGGAGCAGCAACCTACTCAATTTGGCTATACAAAGGAGGACCTCAATGCTTCCATTTTTGGAGCAGAAGAATCTACAAAACAGTAATAGGAGAATCTAAGACGACTAAGATAGAAGACGCTGATATGATTGGCTACACTAAGGCTAAGTCTGAAGGTTTTACTGCTAAGAAGAACGACAAGCTAGTAGCAACACCACCAAGAAAAATGAAGAATAACGGATATTACAACTAATTATGAGCTACATACTATTTATATCAGAAGCTAAATTAAAGGACTCTACAGCAATCAATTTAAATGTTGATGTTGAGCTATTACTTCCTTACGTTCGTCAAGCACAGAAGCTCTATGTAGAAACTAAGCTAGGTACTGACTTGAACCAAAAACTTAAAGACTTAATTGTAGCAGGAACAGTAGGTAATGTAGGGAACGAAGCCTATAAGACTTTGCTAGACGACTACATTGGTGATATGCTTCCGAATTGGGCGTTTTACCACGCTGTACCATTCCTTAGATTTAAGATTGAGAATGGGAACATATATAGCAAAACAAGTGAAACAGGAAATAGTTTAAGCACAGATGAAGCTCAACACCTAAGAGAAGAAGTGAGAAATACTGCTGAGTATTATACAGAAAGAATGATTGACTACATTTGCAATAATACTTCTAGTTTCCCTGAATACTCTACAAATACAGGTGCAGACGTTAATCCTGATTCTAACGCATACTACAATGGTATGAACCTTGAAAGACCAAAGCAACAGGGAACTAAACTTACTTTGAGAAACTTTCTAAATTCATCAGATTAATGAAGAAGCACTACAAACCTAAACAACAGAACATAACTAAATTAAAATCTTACTTGAGCAATGCCGATAAAAAAAACAATACAAGAAGTGTCCGAAGTAGCAGTACTAAACGGAACAGTCCTAAGCGTAACAACATTCACTAACTTAGAGTTAGTTTTAAAGATTCTTCTTTTAGTTGTATCAATAGCTTATACTATTGACAAGTGGTGGGCTCATAAAAAGAATAGATAATGCCTAAGAAAAGAAAACTAAACAGTTTGAATCCTAAGTACATAACTAAAATTACAGAAGATGTTAAAGTGCGTAAAGTTTTTATTAAAGAAGTTAAAGACGTTAAAATCTATGCCACCTATTCAATCTAATTTGATTAACCTTCTTATCATTAGAAATACATTCTCAGATAAGTCTACAATAGGTGAGCTTTTTATAAATGATGAAAGGTTCTGTGATACATTAGAAAACCCTTGGTTAGATAATCAAAGAAACATTAGCTGCATTCCTGCAGGAGAATACCCTGTAAGACTAAGATACCCTAGAGAATCAGCTACAAGAGAATACTTGCATTTGTTAGTTCAAGACGTACCTAACAGGGATTACATTCTTTTTCATAGAGGTAATTTTCCTAAAGATACAAGAGGTTGTATTCTAGTAGGTCAGGGAACTCAACAGGACGTTGTTAATAACTCAACCTTAGCTATGGACTTAGTTATGAAAGAAATACTTAATTTAGGCGGCACAAATATTAACTTAATAATCAAAAATAAATAATTATGAAAAAGTTTTTTCAAAAGTACCTTATCGGACAGATGTTAAAGTCTAAGAAATTTTGGTACGCAATCAGTTCAGTAGTAGTTCCTGCAATAGTAACTTATTTAGGAGTAGACCCTGCAACTGCAACAGAATTGTATCACGCTATCTTAGTTCTTATTGTTGGACAAGGAATTGCTGACGTTGCTAAAAAGTAACAGATACAGACTAAAACCTCACGAGGTAGCTGCTTTACAGAAACTTAGGGAATCAGAAACTAGGAACGTCTTAGTTATTGGCGACTTACACGAACCCTTCTGTTTGGATAGCTACCTTGATTGGTGTTTAGAACAATACGAAACCTTTAATTGTACAGAGGTCATCTTTATTGGTGATGTAATAGACAATCATTACTCAAGCTACCACGAAACCTCTGCTGATGGAATGGGTGGCTTACAGGAGCTAGAATTAGCTATTAAGCGTATTGCACGTTGGCGCGACGCTTTCCCAAAAGCAACTGTACTTATTGGTAATCACGACAGACTTATAATGCGTAAAGCTCAAACTTCAGCAATCCCTTCTAAATGGATTAAGTCTTATAAGGAAGTTTTAGAAACTCCTGATTGGAACTTTGTAGAACGCTACACTTTAGATAACGTTCAATATATACACGGAGAAGGAGGTACTGCTTCAACTAAGTGTAGAGCTGATATGATGAACACAGTACAAGGACATTTACATACTCAATGTTATGTTCAAAATTTTGTAGGACAGAACTTCAGAATCTTTGGCGTTCAAGTTGGCTGTGGAATTGACCACGAAAGTTACGCAATGGCGTACGCTAAATACGGTAAAAAACCTGCTGTCGGCTGTGTAGTTGTGCTAAATAACGGTAAAACGCCTATCAATTTGTTAATGCCTTTATAGGTTTTAACCCCTTTTTATAACCTTTTTCAACCTTTCTTTAAATTTATTTTAGTATCATTTACTAGATAAGGAATAACTATTTTTAATCTTTTCTGTTAAAAAGTTAGTTTAAAAGTCTGTTAATTAAATAAAAGGTTTATCTTTGTTTCATAATAATTAAAGAAATAAACAAAATGAAAAATT